CGAAGGTCATTTCTAATTCTCTCCTCAGGCGGCGGCGGCGAAACCCTTTGTGGCAGGGCTCGCGAGGTTCGGGAGCGATAGTCTGCAGGCCAGGCTAATAGCCTGCAGCATCCCAAACCGCGCGAGAGTCTACCAGCTTGCTGGCCTTAGCGTTATATCCGAGTCTTCAGTGCATATAACATTTCGAGCGCTTTTCGCGGCGTCAAGTCATCCAGGTCAAGCTTTGCCAACTCATCCAGCACCGGGTGGGGCAGGCTAGCGAACATGTCGCTCTGATGTGGCGCAGCCGGTTTGCTGGAGGCTTTGGCAGGGCTGGCGACCACGGTTTCATGGGGCAGCGCCGTGGTTTCCAGGCGGCTGAGGTGTTCGCGGGCGCGGGTGATTACGTCATTCGGCACGCCCGCCAGTTGGGCCACGGCCAGGCCGTAACTCTGGCTGGCTGGCCCCGGCAGCACGTGGTGCAGGAACACGATGCGCTCGTTGTGCTCAGTAGCGTTCAGGTGCACGTTGGCCACCAGTGGTTCGCTTTCCGGCAGCACGGTCAGCTCGAAATAGTGCGTGGCAAACAGCGTGTAGGCACGCAGATGCGCCAGGCGTTCGGCTGCCGCCCAGGCCAGGGACAGGCCGTCGAAGGTGCTGGTGCCGCGGCCCACTTCGTCCATCAGCACCAGGCTGCGTTCGGTGGCGTTATGCAGGATGTTGGCGGTTTCGCTCATTTCCACCATAAAGGTCGAACGGCCACCGGCCAGGTCGTCGCTGGAGCCGATCCGGGTGAAAATGCGGTCCACCAGGGAAAGCTCGCAACTGGCCGCCGGCACAAAGCTGCCGATATGCGCCAACAGCACGATCAATGCCGTCTGGCGCATATAGGTGGATTTACCGCCCATGTTCGGACCGGTGATCACCAGCATGCGGGTATCGTCGTCCAGCGACAGGTCGTTGGCGACGAACGGCGTGGTCAGCACCTGCTCTACGACCGGGTGGCGACCTTGCACGATGCGCATGCATGGCTCGCTGACAAAGCGCGGGCAGTTCAGGTCAAGGTTCAGCGCGCGCTCGGCCAGGTTGCTCAGCACATCCAGCTCGGCCAGGGCGGCGGCGGTATCCTGCAGCGGTGCCAACTGGCTGATCAGGTCTTCCAGCAGGTTCTCATAGAGCATCTTTTCCCGCGCCAGGGCACGGCTCTTGGCCGACAGTGCCTTGTCTTCGAACTCTTTCAGCTCTGGGGTGATAAACCGCTCGGCGCCTTTCAGTGTCTGGCGACGTTGATAGTCGATCGGCGCCGACTCGGCCTGCTTGCTCGGCAATTCGATGAAATAGCCGTGCACGCGGTTGTAGCCGACTTTCAGGTTGGCCAGGCCGGTACGGGCTTTTTCGCGGGCTTCCAGGTCAATCAGGAATTGGCCGGCGTTTTCGCTCAGGGCTTGCAGCTCGTCCAGCTCGCTGTCGTAACCGGTCTTCAGAACGCCGCCGTCACGGATGATTGCTGGCGGGTTGTCGATGATGGCTTTTTCCAGCAACGCCGCCAGTTCCGGGTAAGTACCGGCAGTGACCGCGAGCTGTTGCAGGTGCGGCGTGTCCAGTTCGGTCATCGCCGCTTGCAATTGTGGCAAGGCACCGAGGGCATCACGCAGGCGCGCCAAGTCACGCGGACGCGCGTTACGCAGGCCGATCCGTGCCAGGATGCGCTCGATATCGCCGATTTCCTTCAGCTGTGGCTGCAGCTTTTCAAAGCGATAGCCGTCCAGCAGGCACGTAATAGAAGTCTGACGCGCCTGCAGCACACTCAAGTCGCGTAGCGGACGATTCAACCAACGCGTCAGCAAGCGGCTGCCCATGGCGGTCTGGCAACGGTCGACCACTGATTGCAGAGTGTTGTCACGCCCGCCGGCCAGGTTGGTGTCCAGCTCCAGGTTGCGACGGCTCGCACCATCGAGTACCACGGTGTCGTCCAGACGCTCATGACGCAGGCTGCGCAAATGCGGCAGGGCGGTGCGCTGGGTTTCCTTGGCATAGCCCAGCAAGCAACCGGCGGCGCCGATGGCCAGGGTCAGGTTTTCGCAACCGAAGCCTTTAAGGTCTTGTACTGAGAACTGCTGGCACAGACTTTTCAGCGCCGAGTCACGCTCGAAATCCCACGGCGCACGGCGCTTGGCCCCACGGCGTTTTTCCGCCGGCAGATCCTTCGGCCAATCGTCCGGGATCAACAGCTCAACCGGGTTGATGCGCTCCAGCTCTGCCAGCAAGTTCTCCCAGCCCTTGATCTCCAGCACGCTGAAGTTGCCGCTGGTGATATCCAGCACCGACAGGCCAAACAGACGCTCATCACCCAACACCGCCGCAATCAGGTTATCGCGACGCTCATCCAGCAGCGCCTCATCACTCACCGTCCCCGGCGTAATAATGCGCACCACCTGACGTTCCACCGGCCCCTTGCTGGTGGCCGGGTCGCCGATCTGCTCACAGATCACCACCGACTCGCCCAGCTTCACCAGCTTGACCAAGTAACCTTCCAACGAATGGTAAGGAATCCCACACATCGGAATCGACTGCCCCGCCGACTGCCCACGCGCCGTCAGGGTGATATCCAGCAGCTTGGCGGCCTTCTTCGCGTCTTCGTAGAAGATCTCGTAGAAGTCGCCCATGCGGTAGAACATCAACTGATCAGGGTGCTGGTTCTTGAGGCGCCAGTACTGCTGCATCATTGGGGTGTGGGAGGACAGGTCTGAAGTGGTTTTACTCATTGGGTAGTAGGCAAATTCGTTGAAAGGAGTGGAGCAAAGGTGGGGCATTCCGCCCTGCGATTTTGCGATGGGCGCAAGGTTAACACGCGAGGTCTGCGGTTCGCAGTCCACATCACCACACTTAAAAGGGCCCAAGAAATGCATCGTTTATGCATAAATAATGCAAATTAGCATTTGCCAACCCCGAAATCTCCCGTCACTATCTGCGTTATGCAAAAACGCAACGTTTCTATCGTCTTACGCGAACTGCTGGACCGCGACCGGATCTCCCCCACGGAGCTTCACCGGCGTACCGGCGTGCCTCAATCCACGCTGTCCCGGATCCTCAGCGGCAAGATCGTTGATCCGTCGGACAAGCACATTTCCCGCATCGCCGAGTACTTCCGCGTGAGCACCGACCAACTGCGCGGGCGCGTGGCGGTGGGCGTTTCGCGGGAGGACGGGCGCGACCCGATGCATTCGGAACTCAAGGATATAAGCCTGTGGGACGATGACACCCCCGTTAATGATGACGAGGTGTCGATCCCCTTTCTGCGTGAGGTTGAATTGGCTGCTGGATCAGGAAGATTCGTCATCGAGGAAAGCGAGAAAGCCAGCCTGCGGTTCGGTAAGCGCAGCCTGCGGCATAACGGTGTGCAGTTCGACCAGGCCAAGTGCGTGACGGTACGCGGCAACAGCATGTTGCCGGTGCTGCGCGACGGCGCGACGGTCGGGGTGAATGCGGGCAAGAGTGGCATTGGTGACATCGTCGATGGTGACTTGTATGCCATCAACCACAACGGCCAGCTGCGGGTGAAACAGCTCTACCGCCTGCCTTCCGGGATTCGCCTGCGCAGTTTCAATCGCGATGAGCACCCGGATGAGGACTACAGCTTCCAGGATATCCAGGATGAGCAAATCAGTATCCTGGGTCATGTGTTCTGGTGGGGTATGTACGCCCGTTAACCTTCTTCTGTAAGACAAAGCCCGCCAACGAGCGGGCTTTTTTTCGCCTGGAAAAAACCACCAAACCCGCTGTCCACAAGGACGCAAATGCATTGGTGCATTTGCACGCTGAAAATAAATGCATTTGTGCATTGACTGTATATGCATACATGCATATTCTTCATCTCAAGCCAGCCAACAAGGTCTGGTGGAGGCGGCAAGGATGCTGCCAGTCAACACAAGGAAGTCACGCAGCACCGGCAAGGACGCCATCCAAGCGATGGCAAGGACGCCAGCAACACCGGCAAGGACGCCGACGCTCTTTAGTTTCACCGCTTAACAAACAGGCAGCGATGAACCGGCCTTAACGGTTCAGAGGGTTGGCAACTGACCCGGGTGTGCAGCGTAAAGCACCAGAAGCAGTTATCCGGCAGACAGGGATCGTGGTCGGAAAAACATCGAGGAAAGATCCGTACCGCGCCAGTAGCGCCGAAAGATCGAAGCTGGACCGCATTACTGAAAAGCCCGGGCAACCGGGCTTTTTGGAATGCCTACCTACACATGGATTTACCCAAAAGCCGGTGTGTTGCCGGCATTGCTCAGCCAGGAGGCGTGACATGACAAACGAGCAGCAAGCGTTAGCGGAAATGCCTATCTGGCTGGTGATCGCATTGGCGCTGATTGGCGGCGTATCCGGCGAAATGTGGCGCGCCGACAAGGAGGGCGCCCGCGGTTGGTCGCTGGTCCGGCGCCTGGCCCTGCGGTCCGGGGCGTGCATGGTCTGCGGGGTTTCGGCATTGATGCTGTGCTACGCCGCCGGCATGTCGATCTGGACCGCCGGCGCCATTGGTTGCCTGACGGCCATGGCCGGCGCGGACGTCGCCATCGGCCTTTATGAACGCTGGGCGGCCAAGCGCATCGGGGTCAACGAAGCGCCGACATCCCGCTCGGATCGGCAGTAACTGCTGCAAGGACGCAACTGATGACACTTATCGAAAAACCCTCCCAACTACCTGTAGCCATTGAGGGGGCGCTGAAGCGTGCCTTCCCACAATTACAGGTAGGCAACCACCAGGACGTTGGCGGCGCCGGGGATCACACTGGCGTGCTGATCAGCGTGGAACGCAACGGCCCCGGTGTGCGTTCCCGTGAAGGGCGCAAGGCGCATGCCTTGTCGGTATCACTCAGGGTTATGGTCGTCAGCGCGGCGGCGCCTTTTGACGCGTGCGACCTGGCCAGCCAATTGATGGACCTGGCCCTGGATAACCGCTGGGGCCTGCCGTCGGACCAGTGCGATTTACCCACGGCCGTCGTCGCGGCGCCCTCTGGGCTCGCCAGCGCCGAAACGGACTACGACACCTGGACCGTGTCCTTCACCCAAACCCTCTATCTCGGCCCGTCGTTGCTCGAAGATCCCACCGGCACACCGCTGTTTGCCCACACCTGGGAAGTCTCGGACATCGACGATCCGGATCAATATCGGCCCCTGCAGGAGTAGGCCATGTTCGACGCATTGTTACGCATGCAACTGGGACCGATTGTCGAGCGCCTGGCGGAAATGGAAGCCCAGCTCGAAGACCTGTATCGACGCGCGGACAGTTTCTGCCGCATTGGCGTGTGCCAGGAGGTCGACGCTGCCAGCAATACCTGCAAGGTCAGCCATGGTGAGTTGCTTACCCCGGCGATTCGATTCTTCAACCCCAGGGCCGGTGCGCAGACCGAAACCCGTATTCCATCGGTGGGCGAACAATGCCTGCTGCTCAACTACGGCGGTGGGGAAGGGGGCATGCAGTCTGTGGCGCTATTCGGGCTGAACAGTAGTCTGTTTCCACCGGTGTCCAGCGTGGCTTCGCTGACCCGGCGGCGCCATCAGGATGGCACCCAAAGCGACTACGACGATGCCAGCCATACCTTCAACTGGATTAACGGCTCGATGATCCCGCAACTGCTCGGCCAGAACCTTGGCGATGACCTGTTGATCCTCGCCCAAAGCCACGCCGCGCAAGCGTTCTACAACCGCCAGAACGGCATTGTCGACTTCCAGCCCCAGGTCATCGTCGCCACCCGCCGGGGCGCCGGCCTGCTGCTGCGTTTTGCCGGCACCTGGAAAAACCGCCAACAATCCTTCGAGGTCGTGACATGAGCATGCTGATCCCAGGCCAGAACCAACTGGCTGAGCCGGCGATTATCGCGGTCGATGAGTTCGAACCACTGCTGGCGGAGTTCAAGGCGTTTGTCGTCGACTACGTCGCCACCCGCGCGCCGCAAAGCGTGGCCAGACTCAAGGTCAGCCTCGACAACGAGAGCGAGCTGCTGACCCAAGTGGCCGCGCAGCAACTGCTGCAAACCTACGCCGACTCCTGCCATTGCTTGGACGGCCGCGTGAACCCAAGTTGGATCGACTATGCGTTCCACAGCGCCGGTGCGCGCAACTGCAGATACTCGAGCCCTTGAGGCCGATCATGATGATTCACAAAAAACGGCCATTGTGTCGGATTTTTTGTGCCCGGAAGAAAGCAAAAAGCCCCGACAAGTTCAGGGCTTTTTGTTGGGATCGAAAAAAGAGAGGGCGACTCCAGAGGGTGCTGTAACACCCTAAGGAGACGCCAGATCGCAGATGTAGCCTGCCAGCCAAGGCCCTCACTGCTCGCGCGAGCGGGACGGAGCCTAGCGAAAAAACAAATGGACTTGCAGATGTTAAAAGAATGCAGATGCGGAAAATGCAACAGACTTCTCGCCCGCGTGGGTGAGTTTACCGAGCTCCAGATCAAATGTTCCCGATGTGGGACGCTGAATCATGTGAAGGCCGCGAGCCTCGAGCAATCGCCCATGAGCGCCATACGCCCAATACAGAGGCCTGAACTTAAATCAGCTAAGTAACGGAGTTTAAAATGGAAAGCGCAAACTCGGCGTCTCAAACCTTGCAAGATCTTTGGACTCAAGTACAACCGGTGGATAACACCGGCATGCTTAGGCGCGTAGTTTTTGCGCAAGGCAAGTTCTATGCGGCTGGTGGCAACGGTCTTCCCACAACCACTCAGCTTGTCAGCGGAGACGCTACTGGTACAGCGTGGACCAAGCTTAAGGGCGTCGTCACCTCTGATAGCGGAAAGGTCCTCAACGACCTGTACTGGAACGGTCTTGGGACACAGCTTCAAGCCCTTTCTCAATCCGGCAGTGTGGTCTACGGCAGCACAGCACGCCCTGAAAGGGCTTGGACAGACATTACGGCAACTGCTCGCGCGTCCGGAGACTTGCAAGGCATCGTGTATTATCAGCCAATTTCGGGCATTGACACGACCTGGATACTGGTTGGGTCTAATGGTAAAGTCTTTTCCCGTTATGGCGATTGGTCAGGCCAGGTGGAGCGCACTACGACCTTCAACTCTAGCGAGACTGTGTACTGCGTCAACGTCATTGGCGTTTTTGTGTTGGTTGCGGGATCGAATGGGAAGCTGCTTAGCGCTGTGAAGATGGCGACGGAAAATCCGCAATCATTTGCGACCAGAACCAGCACCTTCGGCACTAGTACCATCCTTTCCATGAAGCTTTGCAACGGGAAAATGTTTATCGTTGGTGCGGATGGCAAGATGGCATATTCATCCGATGGGCTTACCTGGACTGCTGTTGAAGATACCAGTTTCGGTGGAACCATCATCCGCGACATTGCTTACGGTAATGGCAAGTATGTAGCTGTCGGCGACGGCGGCAAGACAGCCGTTTCCGAGGATGGGATCGGCTGGGTTCAGCAAGCCAACACTTTCGCAGGAACCGATATCCGGAGCGTCGCCTACGGCAACGGCAATTTTGTAGCTGTTGGTGCAGGCGGCAAGATTGCTTACTGGACTCCATGATCTTCTATCTCCTTGCGTAATAGAGCCCAGCCGTCGCGCTGGGCTTTTTCATTCCTGATTCAGGCTCGCCACAGCCAGGGTGGCCCTTCGGGGGATGCCTGGACGCGGATAAGCCGGTAGTGCAGCGCTACGGAAAAACACCGGCAGCCCGCGCGTGCTGTTAACACCTGACTTCCTATTTGGATCACCGCTCTCCGCCAAGGCGCACCGAATCATTTTTACTGCGTGCGCCTCATCGACGCCGCGGGCATTGAGACCGACCGGCTGGAGCTGACCCTGAATATCGAGGGGCTGGACGGCCTGCCCACGCTGAACGGCAAGATCGGCTTGCGTGCCGGTTACCTGGAATCGGGGTTGGTGTAAAAGGGCGAGTTTGTCGTCACCCAACGCACACCGGTGCTGTTTCCCATGCGCTTGATGATCGTGGCCACCGCAGCGCCCTTCAGCGTGGTCGATGCAACGGGTTACCGCCAGCGTCGATCCGCCAGCTACGGTCCGACCACCCTGGGCGCGCTGTTTCGCCAACTGGTCAGTCGTCACGGCTATTCACCGCGAGTGGCGCCGGCGCTGGAGGGGATTGCGATCGCGCACATTGACCAGACCAACGAAAGTGACATGGCGTTCATTTCGCGTCTTGCCCGACTTTATAGTGCAGTCACCAAACCGTTCAACGAACTCTATGTATTGGCCGAAGCCGGCCAAGCCAAATCGCTCTCCGGCCAGCTGCTGCCGGAAGTAAAGCTGTCCGTGACGGATGACAATCGCCCCGGTGAACAAAGCTTTATCACCGCCAAGCTCGACGAAAAATCCCGCTCGAAATACCAAGGCTGCCGCACCAGTTGGTGGGATGCCTCCGCCGGCAAGCAGCGAGTCGTCCAGGTGGGGAATGCGCCGTTCAAAACCTTGCGCCAACGCTACCAGAACGAAGCCGAGGCCCGCGCCGTTGCCGAAGGCGAACTACGTCGTGTGGGGCGTGAAAATTTGAAGTTGCTGATCGATTGCCCGGGCAATCCATTGTTGGCGGCGGAAGGGTTGTTAGTGCTGGATGAGAGCTGGCCGTCCTATATGCAGGGGCGCTGGTCGATAAAGCAGGTGGTTCATGTCGGCGATCCGGCGACGGGATACCGTAGTTTGATCACGGCCGGTGGGTTGTCGATATAGCTACTTTTCGAGAGTAAAACCAATGGTGATAACACTCCCCCAGCTGCTTGACGTTATGCCGGATGCCCGCCTTAGAGCGGGCGTTTTTTTAATGCCCTTGAATGCGGCTTTCGTTCGTTTCGAGATCAACTGTGCGAAGCGCATCGCCGCCTTCCTCGCCCAGATCGGCCACGAATCCAGTGAGCTGCGTTACGTGCGCGAGTTGGGCAGCGATCACTACCTGGGCAAATACGACACCGGCAGCCTGGCCGCACGCCTGGGCAATAGCCCCGAAGCGGATGGTGATGGCCAGTTGTACCGCGGCCGAGGACTGATCCAGATCACCGGTCGGCGCAATTACCTGGCATGCAGCCAGGCGCTGTTTGGTGATGATCGTCTGTTACGGGAGCCGATGTTGCTGGAGCAACCGCAATGGGCGGTTGAGTCGGCCGCTTGGTTCTGGCAGATCAATGGCCTGAATGAGCTGGCCGACAAGGACCAGTTCACCACCATTACACGGCGTATCAATGGCGGGCTGAATGGGCTGGCGGATCGCTTGCGGCTGTGGGCGCGGGCGAAGGCGGTGTTATGCGTTTCCTAGGGACCTACCAACTGATCGGTGCTTGCCTGTTGGTGGCGGTGACCTGGCAGGTACAGGCCTGGCGCTTGGGGGTACAGCTTGAGCGCCAGGCTTCTGCCCATGCACAGGCGCTCAGCCAGCAAAGCCAGGCGGCCTTGCATCAACAACAGGCTGAACAGGACAAACGGCTGGCCCTGGAGCAACAGCTCAGTGCCAGCGACCAACACCATGCTCGGGAGTTGAGCGATGCCCAACATAACCAGGCTGCTCTGCGCGACCGTCTGGCCACTGCTGATGTGCGGTTGTCAGTCCTTCTCGACGCCACCGAAGCCGCCGATGGCTGCGCAGTGCCAAGTACCACCACCACCGGCGGCCTGGTTCATGCAGCCGCACGAGCCCGACTTGACCCGGCGCATGCTCAGCGAATTATCGGCATCACCGATGCCGGCGACCAAGGACTGATCGCCTTGCGCGCTTGCCAGGCGTATGTGCGCGCTGTCGCCCGCTGATCTCTTGTTCCAGCCTGTCGCTTGCACGAGCGATTTGCTCCTGTAGTGTAGGCAAACCCCCGCCCACTTCTGGAGACCGTCGTGAAGGAAATCACTCAACTTGCCGCTGACCTGGGCCGCCGCCTGCAGGTGCTCAATGCCCACGTCACCACGGCCGAATCCTGTACCGGTGGCGGTATCGCCGAGGCCATTACGCGGATCCCGGGGAGTTCGGCCTGGTTCGAGGCGGGGTATGTCACCTATTCCAATCGGCAGAAGACCCGGCAGCTGAATGTGCCGGAAACCTTGTTTCCAAAGGTTGGGGCGGTCAGCCGGGAAGTGGTGGAGGCCATGGTGCGCGGCGCCCAGGAGAAAAGCCTGGCGCGCTTTGCCGTGGCGGTCAGCGGTGTGGCGGGGCCCGATGGTGGTTCGGTGGACAAGCCGGTGGGCACCGTGTGGCTGGCCTTTGGCGTTGGCGAGGAGGTCACGGCCGAGCTTCAGCACTTCCCGGGCAACCGCGACGAGGTCCGCCGACAAACGGTGAAGGCCGCGCTGGAGGGCTTGTTGCGACGAGCTGCAGCAGAAATAGAAAATCAGGGGTAGGCGATCTCCGATCTTTGTG